GCCCGAGCGCTGGGGGAGGAGATGGAAGAGCGGATTCGGGCGATAAACGGATGAGCGACGCGACACGACCGATGCCCGCACTCGACAACGACAAGCACGAGCTGTTCTGCCAGAACCTCATGACGCAGCCCGTCTGGGATGTGCAGAGGGCGTACGAGCAGGCGGGCTACAAGGCCGAGGGCGAGAGCGCGAAGGCGTCCGGGTTCCGGTTGTTACAAGATGCTACCGTTCAGGCGCGGATAAGGGAATTGCAGGAAGAGCGCGCCGAGCGCACGCAGATCCGCGCTGACCAGGTGCTCCACGAGCTAGCCCTCGTCGGCTTCTCCAACGTCGAGGACTACGACGTAGACGGCGACGGGCGCCTCGTGCTCCGCGAAGGGGCGCACCCGGACGCCCTCCGCGCCGTCGCCGCCGTCAAGCGGAAGGTGCTCAAGACGAGCACGCGCATCCGCTCTGACGAGGACGAGGAGACGACGGAGACGGAGCAGCTCGTCGAGGTGGACATCAAGACGTGGAACAAGAACAGCGCGCTCGACAGCCTCGCCAAGCACCTCGGGATGTTCGGCCCGGACGGCTCCAAGAGCAACCCGCTCCACGTCGCCTACGAGGTCGTCATCCCGACGGCCGGCGAGACCACGGGCGAGGCGGAGCCCAGCGAGGACGGCGATGGCGACTAACGCACCCGGAGCCCTCCCCATCCGCGTCACGATGCCCGCGCTCTACGCCAAGCAGCGGCGGGCCATCTTCGACCCCGCCCGCATCGTTTGCATCGAGGCCAGCACGAAGGCGGGGAAGACCGTCGGGTGCCTCGTCTGGCAGGGCGCCCGCGTCCTCTCCGACCGCCACGCGCGGGAGCACTGGTGGGTGGCCCCCGTCTACCCCCAGGCACAGATCGCCTTCCGCCGCGTGCTCAAGATGTTCCCCCGCTCGCAGTACGAGAAGAACGAGACGGCGCTGACGGTGACGTTCCGCAACGGCGCCCGGTGGGTGTTCAAGAGCGCCGAGAAGCCGGACAACCTCTACGGCGAGGACGTGGCCGACGCCGTGATCGACGAGGCCAGCCGGTGCCGGGAGGAGGCGTGGCACGCTGTCCGCTCCACGCTCACGGCCACGCGCGGCCCCGTCCGCATGATCGGCAACGTGAAGGGCCGCAAGAACTTCTTCTACCACCTCTGCCGCAAGGCGCAGGCGGGCGAGCGGGAGATGGCCTACCACAAGCTCACGGCCTACGACGCCGTAGCGGGCGGGGTGCTCGCGGCCGAAGAGATCGACGCCGCAGAGCGCCAGCTCCCCGCGCACGTCTTCCGCGAGCTCTACCTCGCGGAGCCGTCCGACGATGGCGGCAACCCCTTCGGCCTCGACGCCATCCGCGCCTGCTACGACCCCGCCCTCGCAGCCTCCGCCGGAGAGCGTCCTACGACGGCCTTCGGCGTGGACCTCGCCAAGAGCGTGGACTACACGTGGATCGTCGGCCTCGACGCCGAGGGCCGGCAGACGGCGAGCGAGCGGTTCCAGAAGCCCTGGGGAGAGACCGAGGCCGAAGTCCTCCGCCTCGTCGGCTCCGTCCCCGCCTCGGTGGACTCCACCGGCGTAGGGGACCCGATCGTCGAGGCGATGCAGCGGAAGGCGCGGAGCGTCGAGGGCTTCAAGTTCTCCTCCACGTCGAAGCAGCAGATCATGGAGGGCCTCGCCGCCGCGATCCAGCAGCGCCGCATTCGCATCTGGGATGCCCGCCTCGTCGCTGAATTGGAGGCCTTCGAGTACGTGCACACCAGAACCGGCGTGAGGTATTCCGCGCCGGAGGGCTTGCACGACGACGGCGTGTGCGCCCTCGCGCTGGCGCTCCACCGGCACGCGCGGCCCGTCGCCACCCCCCGCATTCGCTCCCTCGCCTGAGAGGCTAGACCATGCAACGGAAGATCAACACCCGCCCCGCTCGCCCCGGCCCCATCCGCAGGACGCTCGCCGCCGGGGCGCGCCTCCTCGCCGCCCCCGTCGTCAAGGCGCTGAGCTGGGTGGGCCGCTTCACGCTCACCACGCTCCACACCTCCGGCTGGTTCTCCGGCCTCGGCGCCGCCTCCTGGGGCGGCCGGGCCTACGCCGACCTCAAGGCCGCGGCGTTCTCCAACCCCTTCTCGTGGCGCGCCTTCACGCTCATCGCGTTCCAGTTCCAGTCCATCCCGTGGCTCGCCTACCGCTGGACCGAGGCGCGGAACCCGAAGACCGGCGAGATGGAGCCGAAGCTGGAGGAGCTGCCCGAGCACCCCTTCGCGCGGCTCATGAAGCGGCCGAGCCCCGGCGTCTCCTTCGCGCGGTTCGTCGCCGACGCCGTGGACCACCTCACCTTCGGCGGCGAGCTCTTCCTCTACGCGCCCGACTCCGAGTTGACGGGCTCGAGGGCGGGGCGGCCCGTCGCGCCCGCTGACGGAGGCAAGGGCCTCCGGCTGCTCCGGCCCGACCGCATCGTGCGCATCGAGCGGGAGGAGGGCGAGCCGGTGCGCTACCACTACCAGGAGGACGGCAAGCTGCCCCGGCCCCTCCTCGCTGAGCGCGTCCGGCACATCTACCTCTTCGAGGACCCGGAGCGGCCCGGCCGGGGCTGGCCCCTCGCCGCCGCTGCCGCCCGCGCCGTGGACCTCATGCGCGGCGGGGAGGACTGGCAGAAGGGCATCTACGACAACAAGGGCAAGATCCCCGGCTTCCTCACGTTCAGCGGCGCGAACGGCGCCGCGATGGAGGAGGCGCACTTCGAGCGGACGAAGGCGGAGGTGCAGGCGGCGTACCGGAGCGCCGAGGCGGACGGGCTCCCCATGCTGCTTGAGAACATGGACTGGAAGCCGAACGGGATGACCGTGCGCGACGCCGACGCCGTGCGCGTCGAGCAGCAGGCGGCCCGCCGCGTGGCGGTCGGCTACGGCGTGATGACGCCGCTGCTCGGCGACGCCGACAACATGACGTACGACAACCTCCAGACGAGCCTCCGCGCGCTGCTCACGAACACGGTGCTGCCGATGCTCGACTGGCTGCTCACCGAACTCTCGGCGGCGTACATGCCGATGTACGAGGCCGAAGGCGCGGCCGGCGGCGCGGCCGGCGGCGCGGCCTACGCGGGGGGGTTCCTCGACTACAACGCCGACGAGATCGCCGGGCTCGAAGAGGACAAGACGGCGGCGTACGAGCGCGCGGTGCGCGCGGCCGGCCGGCCCGTGCTCTCCGCCAACGAGGCGCGCTCGATGAACGGGTGGGAGCGCACGGACAACCCGCTTGACGACGTGCTCTACGTGCCCATCAACATGATCCCGGCGTCGGACGGTGGGCTAGGGCTCCCGACCGAGGCCGAAAAGGCGGTGAAGGACGCCGCCGCGGTGGACGCGGCGAAGGACGGGCACGGCTCCTCGGTGGACGACCTCGTGCTCAAGCTCACGCAACCGGAGGAGGCGTAACGATGCACACGATGAAGCCCGGCGAGGCCGCGCCCGACAGCGGCATCTACGAAGCCCGCAAGGCCGACGGCACACCGTTCTGGATTGACGACGACTCGGCTCCGCCGTCCGGCCACCCGCTGCGCTGCACGCTCACGCGCGGCGAGACGGCTCCGCCCACGCCCGACGCGGACGGGAGTTGGGTGCAGGTTATTGACACGAACCCGCACGACGCTACTTCGCGGAGGGACGGATGAAGCGGATTCGCAACTGGCTCCGGCGAAGGAAGCGGAGAGGCGTGCCCACGGGCTCCGGCGAAGTGACCGTCCGACTCCGCTACGACGCCGAAGGGCGGGTAGTGGCGGTGCAGACGGGGGACGGGTGGCTCTTCTTCGATCCGCACCTGTCGGCGCGGCCCACCAATCGTAATTGACGATGCACGACCCGGCGGCCCTCGTTCGCAAGAACCGCACGCTACGGGAGAAGAACGCCCGGCTCACTGCCGAGGTAGAGCGGCTGAACGCCGTGCTCAAAGAGATAGACAGGCGATTCCCAATCGAGGGGAGGCCAGACCGCCGCCTGAGTCTGGAGATCCGCAGCCTCCTCGTCATCAACCAACACCCGGCCTTTGCGGAAGCCGGAGAGCCAGAAACGAATCATGAGAACCCTCTCGTACCTCACAGTAGAGCACGAAGCAATCAAGCAAGAGTTGGCGCGGCTCAGGAAGAAGGCCAATAAACTGGAGAGGCGCATGAACGCAGTCCGCACCCAGATCGACGCGTTGACCACTCACGAGTGCGTGATGGTAGCGAACTTGATGGGCCTCGCAGAGGGCGATCGTATCCTAGTAGAATTGCGAGCGGGCGTTCAGAGGGAGGCTCTCTACGAGGGCATAAAGGTGGGTGTATGGGGAGGATTGAAAGTTAGGTTTTTTACGAAGAAGGGGAAGCCGAGGAAGGCTTGGGAGACCGTCAGAAGCGGGCAAATCATAAGGAAGGTGTGGGCGCCCAATGCCCTGGATGAACGACTCTGGCAAGCATGGCAGGGGGCAAGGGCGGCGCGCGCCCGCGCCCGTGAACGTCGTGAGGCAGCGCTCATGATGGCGCGAGCAGGTGATGTCCACAACTTCGACAAGATTGAGTCCCAGTTCATGGCTGCCGAGGCTCAGAGGGCTGAGGCGTACCGGCATCTCCACGAACTATCCAGAAAGCTCCCGGCTGGCGTGACGCTCCGGTTCGTCCTCGCGCGGATGGCTGACCACCACGGATATTGACGATGTGCGCCCACTGCCACACCGCCCCCCCGGCCGACGCCCTCGCGCCCGATGCGCTGCGGACGCTCCGGGGCATCGGCCACGTCCGCCGCCGCGCCAAGGCCCTCAACCGCTCGCTCACTGAGGAGGCCCTCGCCGCCGAGTGGCGCCTCGTCACCGTGGCGAAGAAGGCGGGCGAGCGGCCCATTGAGGAGGCGGCCCGCCGCGAGTTCCGACGCGAGGCCCGCGAGGTCCTCGGCGCCCTCCCCTCCGTCTCCCGCTCGCTCGTCTTCGACCTCGACGGCTGGGCGCGCGGCATGGCCGCCGAGATCGGCGCCCCTACGGTGGAGGCCATCCGGGCGGGCTTCGAGGCCGCCGCCGCACGCCTCGGCGTCGAGGAGGTCGCGCCCTTCCGCCCGGACGACCCGCGCGTGCGGACGACGCTCCGCTCCATCCTCGGCAAGACCTCCGACATCGCGGAGACGACGGCGGACCGGCTCACCCGGACGCTGATGGAGGGCGTGGGGGCGGGCGAGGACCTCGACGCCCTCGCCGCCCGCGTGCGCGCCGTCTTCGAGTCGGCGTCGGTCCACCGCAGCCGGGCCATCGCGCAGACGGCCGGGACGGGGGCCTACGAGCGGGGGCAGCAGGTGGGCTTTGCCGAGGCGGGCGTCGGCCGCCGCCGCTGGCTCTCGGCCCGGCTCCCGACGACGCGCCCGGCGCACTTCGAGGCCGACGGCCAGGAGGTCGGCGTCGAGGAGCCGTTCTCCGTCGGCGGCGAATCGCTGATGTTCCCGGCCGACCCGGCCGGGAGTGCGGGCAACACCATTTTTTGCTACTGCACCGTGCTGCCCCTCCTTTGACACTCCCACGGATGAGCGAGCGCGCCGCCCCCTACGTCCTCGACCGCCCGGCGGACAACGCCGCCCGGGTTCGGCGCCCGCCGCGCCCGGAGCCGCTGCCCGACCTCACGCCCGACGAGGTGCGCGAGGTGATGCACGCGGCGCAGCTCGCCAAGGCCGGCTTGGCCTGGCAGTCGGTGCTCATCGGGCGGGGCGGCCGGCTAGAGGTCCAGCCGCTCATCAAGCGCCCCTGACTGCCCCGCACCGTTGCCCCTTGCACATCCCCCCGGAGCGCCGTAGTTTCTGAGTGCCGAGGCCCCGGCCGCGCGTAGCGGCGGCGCCTCACCCCATTCGCGCAAGCGAACACATCGCGTTAGCGACGAGTGCCCCTTCACGGCGGCCCCTACTCCAGACGGAGCGGGGGCCGCCTTTTTTGTTGCCCTTGCCGCAAGGCCGACCACCGCGCCGATGCTGCTCAAGAACCTCGCTGCCCAGCTTGAGGACGTGTCCGTCAAGGACGGCCTCGTCACGCACTACTGGAGCGCGTTCGGCAACCGCGACTCGGACGGCGACGTGATCCAGCGCGGCGCCTACGCCAAGACGATCCAGGAGCGCGGCCCGCAGGGCGCGAACCGGATCAAGTTCCTCTGGCAGCACGACCCGTGGGACCCCATCGGCGTGCCCGTCGAGCTGGCCGAGGACGAGCGCGGCCTCCGCGCCGTCACCAAGATCCCGGCGACGACGCGGGGCCGCGACGCGCTCATCCTCTACGAGGAGGGCGTGCTGACCGAGCACTCGGTCGGCATCGACGTGCTCCGGCGCGCGGACGCCGACCAGGCCGTGATCGAGGAGGTCCGGCTCTGGGAGGGCTCCGTCGTGACCTGGGGGGCCAACCCGCTCACGCCGTTCCTCGGCCTCAAAGGCGAGCACGCCGAAGCGGCATGGCGGCGCATCGAGGGGCAGATGGCGGCGGCGCGGAAGGCGCTCCGCAAGCCGCTCACCGACGAGACGGCCGAAAAGCTTGAGACCTGGCTCGGCGTCCACGAGGCGCAACTCCAGGAACTACGCAAGACGCTCCGCAAGGGCGAGGTCTACTTCCTCACTGAGGATGAGGTCCGCGCCTACGCACCCGCCAGCCAGCAGACGCCGCCGGACTCCGGCACCTCTGGGGATGGTGCGCCGCGCGATGAGGCGGAAGCGCTCCAACTCCTCATCAACGCTCTGGGCTAGGGGCGCCCGCCCCCGCCCGCATCCGACACCATCATGCCCGAAATCCAGACCCTCATCAACGAGGCCGTTGACAAGCTCAAGGCCGCCCAGAAGCAGCAGTTCGACGATCTCCAGAAGGAGGTAGACGAGGCGAAGCGGAAGGGCGAGGGGCTCGCCGACGTGACCCAGAAGTTCGAGGCCGTCAACGGCGAGGTCGCCAAGCTGACGGACGAGATCAAGAAGCTCGCCGAGCAGCAGGCCGCCGAGAAGGCGGAGGCGGCGCGGAAGGCGGTGGCCGAGATGGAAGGCCGCCTCGCCGAGTTCGAGCGGAAGTACGGCAGCCCCGACGCGGGCGGCCGGATCGTGGACACCCTCGGCCGCCGCTTCGTCAAGGCGATGGGCGACGAGGCCTCCTTCGAGGAGGCAGCGCGCAACAACAAGACGCGGAAGATCTCGCTGAAGGCGGGCGACTACTTCGACCGACGGGGCGCGATCAAGGACATCTCCGGCGATGCCGCCTCCGGCGGCGTGCTCCAGGACAGCCTCCGCGTGCCCGGCGTGGTGACGCAGCCCGAGACGGCGCTCTCAGTGCAGGAACTCCTGCCCCGGACGACGACGACGGCCCGGACCATCGACTACGTCCGCGAGCTGCTCTTCACGAACAGCGCCGCGGCGGTGGCTGAGAACACGGCCGTCTCCGGCGCGACGGCCAAGCCGAAGTCGAACATCACGTTCGAGTCCAAGACGGAGGCGATGCACACCATCGCGCACTGGATCGCGGCCTCGCGCCAGATCCTCCGCTACTCCAGCCGGACGCAGCTCCAGCAGTACATCGACGGCCGCCTCCGCTACGGCCTCGGCCTCGTCCTCGAAGACGAGATCCTGACGGGCGACGGCACGGGCAACCACCTCGAAGGGCTCGTGCCGCAGGCGTCGGCCTACGACCGGGGCTACGACAACATCCAGGGCGCGGCGCCGACGAAGATCGACACGCTCCGGCGCGCGATCACGCAGGCCCGCCTCGCCGAGTACCCGGTGACGGGGATGGTGCTCCACCCGGGCGACCTGGAGGACATCACGCTCGCCAAGGGCAGCGACCTCCACTACATCTGGGCCATGCCCGGCCAGACCAACGTGCCCCGCCCGTGGGGCGTGTCCGTGGCCGAGTCCACCCGGATGACGGAGGGCGAGTTCCTCGTCGGCGCCTTCGCGCTCGGCGCCGAGCTCTACGTGGGCGAGGAGATCAACGTGGTCGTCAGCCGCGAGCACGCCTCCTTCCTGATCGAGAACCTCGTCGCCATCCTGGCCGAAGGGGACTTCCTCCTCGCGGTGTACCGCCCCGAGGCGTTCGTCTCCGGCCCGTTCGCGGCTGCGACCACCTGACCCGCCTCCCGGTAGGTCACAACCCGAGGGGCCGGGCTACCGAGGCATAGCCTCCCGGCCCGGCCCCTCTTCCGATTCCGACA